GCATAGCGGCAGCAACTTTGTTTGGTCGTTTTCTCCATTAATGAGTATTGTTGGAATAGGAATTATCATGATAGCAATGATTTTCTTGTATCAAATATCGCAGAAAGATGATGAAATAGCAACAGAGATGTGGCAATCATGGCTGGCACCATTATTTAATCCTGATCACTTACCCAACTACATTAAACATTTGTACAAAACATTTAAAGATTCTAATATGATTGCAAGACCACAACCTTATCAAATGGGTCAAGGAATGCTTCATGTAACATCATCATGGTATGCAACTTGTCATTCACATTTTAGAAGATGGATGACTACTGAATTGTTAGGAATCATAGGTTATTTGTGTGACATTTCAGATCAACAAGGTTCAGATGATAGATTGGCTTTATTCAGATTACAAGTATTACCAAACGGTTGGAATGAGTTTGTTATGATCCCTATGGTTAGAGAACACTTAGTTCATAAAAAGACAACGAGGAACAAATTGCTTGAACAAGAGGGTATGGCTGGTATACAATCATTAGGTGAGCTGCTAGCGATCAATTTTGATATTAAATTAACATATACCGGTTGTATGAAAATCAGCCCAAAATCAGTTGTTCTTAAATTAATCACAGAAATGAATTCTTCTTACAGATATGCTGATAGTGTCATAACACCTACAGTACGCGAAACAACACCCATCTGTAAATTAAATTTAATTAACACATACAATGATACAACACGTGAATTATTTAGTAGAGTGAAAGCTGGTTATCGTAATGGAGCATCAGAATTGACAATGACATGTTTGATGATGCATAGAGATACTAGGAACAGAGATTTCTTTAAAATGAGCCGACGGAATAGTTTAATAACCACTGTTTTAGACATTATTAATGGAGCAACAGACAAATTATCTAGCAAATACAATATTCCAGTAGTGCTCGGTGGATGTGCTTCTCCTCTGATTAATGATGTGCTGTATGCAAGTCTTGAAGACCTAGAATTGAAAAAACTCTGTAAACCATACAACACATTAACATTGAGTGAAAAATGGATGTATGGCCTTTGTGAACTTTTGTACAAACAATTTGAACATGATGATGCAGCTATTGCGGAGGCTGTTGATGGAAATTGGGATAAAATTAGCATTCCTTTCCCAAGATGTATTAGTAGACTACCAAAAAATGCATTATTGCGTCAGGAAATTTTAACACAGTTGGCAGGTGTTAAACAATATACAATACAAGAACAAAACAATGCAAACACATCAGGAAGTTTGCTCCAGAAATTGACAATGTTAACACATACATCAACAGTTGCTACTACGAAAGCAGGAGAAATTTTTAAAGTGGAAAGTTTTCTGTCAACAATGGTGAGACAAACAAGTGCAAAACTGGACATAGGCAGGAAGCTTAAGACAGCTTCTGCAGCATCAAGAGGTGCAGCATATGCCATGGATCCTACATTAAGTGCCAAAACGTTTAGCATTGATTATCTGGAAACTGAAAATTTGTCAGATGCAACAGGAAATTTATTATCTCAATTAATTG